GTACGGCATTCCAATCATCTATGGCCCTGACGGGCAGCCCCGTCGCATGGCCAAAGGCGGTGACGCCACGATGACGCAGTTCCCTCGCAAGACAGGCCCGATTAACGGCCCTGGTACAGGGACTTCGGATGACATCCCCGCAATGCTGTCGGACGGTGAATTTGTGTTTACGGCCAAAGCCGTGCGCAACGCCGGAGGCGGCAGTCGTCGCAAGGGTGCGGCTCGCATGTACAAGTTAATGAAGAAGCTCGAAGGCGGAGCCGTTAAGGGGAAATAAATGGCAGAAGAAACAGTCACCCAACAGATAGTCCGGGAAGCCCCGGCAATTGAAGCGTATAAGCTCAAGCTACTGGAAGAATCCCAGAAACTCGCCTTTAACCAGGGTGGGGGCCAAACGCTTGCCCAGCAGCTTCCGGGCTATCAGGTAGCAGGCTTCTCTCCCGCTCAACAAGCGGCTATGAGAGCCGCCGAACAGCAGGGTGTTGGGGCGTTTACGCCTTACATGACCGCTGCCAATCAAGCACTGGGCGGTGCGTACAACACCACTGCTGAAGCCGCTGACATCTTGCGCGGTGCTGACACCCGCAATCAATTCACTGATGCGCAAAAAGCCATAGGACAAGCAGCAGGTGCCACGGGCAATATTACCTCGGGCATTGGCCAGATTAACCAGGGCCTGGGCTATCTTGATGTGGCCGCGCAGCGTGCAGCAGCATCCGACACCACTGAGCAGTTTGGCGCGGCGCGTCAAGACATAGGTTCGGGCCTCGGAGCGCTGGCCACGGGCCAAAACATGGCAGCCTTGTCTAGCCAAGCTGACTTGCGTCCTGCAACGGCAGCAATCGCTCAAGGTATTGGTGGTTTGACTCAAGCCCAACAACTGGCCCTTGGCTCTGGCGGTGCAGACTTTAGTGGCTCTCAGGCCCTGATGCAGCAAGCTGCTGGTCAGCTTCAAGGTGCACAGCCCCAGTTTAACCAAGCCAACCAGCTGATTGGTTACGGCGTTGGCCAAGGCCAGCAAGCTGTTGGCATGGCAGCGCAAGCAGCTCGTCAGCCCGGCTTTGGCATGGCCCAGGGCGCGCTTCAAGCAGGTATTGGAGCGATCGCAGGTTCAGCAGGCGGTTATGACCCTCGTTCTGCGCAAGGCTTTATGGACCCATATCGTCAGCAAGTCATTGACGAGACCATGAAACAAATGGATCGCCAGAGCATGATTGCTGGCCAAGGCCTAGCAGCGCAGGCGGTCAAATCTGGTGCGTTTGGTGGTGAGCGTGAAGGCGTTCAGCGTGCAGAGATGCAGCGCAACTTGATGGACCAAAAGTCTTCCACAATTGCCAATCTCTTGTCTCAGGGCTACAGCCAGGCGCAGGCGCAGGCAATGCAGGCATTTGAACAGCAGCAGGGCCGTCAAATGCAGGCTGGTCAAGGTATTGGCCAGCTCGGCGCACAGCAGGCTCAAGTGGCATCGCAGCAAGGTGGTCTGCAACAGCAAGCTGCTCAGTTGGCAGCACAACAAGCTGGTTTGGGTGTTCAAGCAGGCTCGCAGCTCGGTTCCTTGGAAGCACAACGTGCGCAACTTGGACAAGCCGGTGCGGGCCAACTGGCCAACATTGGTCAACAAGTGGGCGCGCAAGCCGCACAGCAAGCTCAATTGGGCCAGGCAGCGGCGGGCCTTTATGGCAACTTGGCACAGCAGCAAGTGGGCGCTGGCCAGGGCCTTGGTCAGTTGGGCGTGCAACAAGCTCAGTTGGGCCAGGGCGCAGCAGGTCAATACTTGCAGGCCGCTCAACAGTACGGCAACTTAGCGTCTCAAGGCGGTGCGTTGGCTGGCCAAGAGGCTTCAATCAACCAAAACATTGCTAACTTGATGATGCAGCAAGCCCAAGCGCGCAACCAAGCCGCTCAAACCGCAGCAGGCATCTACGGCCAGCAGGCACAGCAGTACCAGGGCCTTGGCCAGGGTATTGGCCAACTTGCTTCACAGCAGTTTGGTATTGGCCAGCAGACGGCTCAAGGCCTTGGTCAAATGGCCGGTCAGCTGGGCCAGCTTGGCGTGCAACAAGGTGCCCTGGGCCAGACAGCTCAGGCTTTGCAGCAGGGCGACATCAACTTCTTGTACAACGTCGGCCAGGCAGGTCAAGCGTTCAACCAGCAAACACTGGATGCGCAGCGCGCCAGCGAGTTGCAAAAGGTCTACGCGCCGTATCAACAAGCTGGTTTCTTGTCCGACATCTACAAGGGCGCACCGTCCTCGCAGATGTCGACAGCCGTAGCGAGCCAGCCATCGGCAAGCCCGTTCCAACAAGCGGTCGGCATTGGTTTGGGAGCAATCTCAACTGCCGCTGGCGCGAAAAAAGCTGGTCTTTTCTAAGAGGTCAATATGAACAAAAAGATGATGCGCGAAGACGACGACATCGAAAACATGGGAATCATGCAAGGATTCATGGACTCCATGGCCGATGAAGGCGACGACGAAGGTGAGGGTGAAGACCCTGAAATGATGATGGAGCGTCGTCCTGACTCTCCTGAAATCTTGATGAACAATCTGCGGGGCGACATGCGCTCCGTTGACGCTCGTCGTGACGAACTGGCCGACCTCGTAGGTTACCAAGCCGCTACTGAGACACCTGAGCAGGTGCTCGCAATGCTGCAGCCTATCCTGGCGCAGCAAGGTGGCGGTGGTATTGGCGCGCTTCCTCAATCACAGCCCATGGCCCAAGGGCCACAGCCCCCGATGATGGGCGGTGCTCCTGGTATGCCGCCTCCTGGCATGCCCCCAATGCCTCCTGACGCTGGCATGGCTCCTCCTCCCCCTGACCAGGGCGGCATTGCTGCGCTGATGGCAAGCATGGGCGGCGGTGCTCCTGGCGGTGCTCCTCCTGGTGCTGGCGCGCCTCCTGGCATGCCCCCAAGCGACATGCCTCCGATTGCCATGGCGCGCGGCGGGTACGTCCAAAATTTTCAAACAGGGTCTAGTCCGGCGGGTGTGACCCCTGTTGATGAGTCCAGCGCTTCCGAAAAGGATTTGCTGATGTACCCGCCTGAGCTTGTTACAGCTGCCAAAGCGCAGATGAACACCTTGTTGGCCCAAAGACCTGCGGCCGTGCCAACACTGGCAGAAGGCATGAAGACACGTTTGCCTGAATACCAAGCCTTGCTTGGCGCTGACAAGGGCCGTGGCAACGCAGAAGCACAGCTCTTGTTTGAGTTGGGCCAGCGTGCGTTCAACTTTGGAGCCAACACGGACGACCAAGGCCGCCCATTGCGTGGTAACTTCTTCGGTCGTTTAGCCGGCGCTGCCAAGTCTCTCCCAGGAGCCATTGGCAAGCACGTTGAGGCCATGAACAACATCGACTTGAAACTCAAGACCCTTGCACTGCAAGCGTCCGAGAAGGATCAGGACCAAGTTGTGGCACAGAACACCAAACTGCTGGATACCAAAGCCCGCGTCTTTGGCGACATCTTGAAGGAAAACGCCAGAGTTGAAGCTGCAAAAATGAAGGGTGTTGGCAACAGCATCTTTGGCAAGGGCGATTGGCAGTGGAACGTGGTCAACATGCCCGGCATGATGGAGCGTTACGCTGCAGGTGCAACAACACCAGAAGAAGACAAGCTCGTGTCGTCGGCCATCACGGTGTTCAAGACACCTAAGTTTGAGACCCGTTTTGATCCGGTCACACGTGATCCGTATACGGTGCAAATCCCCGTCATGATCCCTGACTTTGTAAAGAACGCAGAGGCCGCACGATTAAAGGCAGGCAAGCCTGTTTCAGCTACTCCTGCTTTGGTTCCACCTAACAGCCCCGTGCGCGTGCAGGGTGCTTCAACAACTGCTCCCGCAGGTGGCGCGGCTCCTGCTGCGGCTGCTGCACCGACCACGGACCAAGGAGCTGCGACTGCGGCGGCACCAGCGGCTGATGTGCCAACCGGTAAGCTGTCTTTGTGGAATGACCGATTCAAAATTGCAGGTCCTGCGGCTGCTGTTATTGCAGGTGTTTCAAGCGTTCCTGGTTTTGGTGACCCCGCAGCAAGCATTACTTTGGCACGTCAAAACGCCGAGTTGGATGCGGAACGGTTGATTGAATCACTGCTCAAGAGTACTCAAGGCAGTGTGACCGAACAAAAGCGTTTGGAAAAAGTCATCAACATTCGCCCTTCCGCCTTTACGGACCCGGATGTTTACGGCACCCGATTGATTGCGCTTGGCAATGCCCTTCAGTCGGGCATCAAAGAGTTTGATCAACAAGGCAGCAACACCTCTTCCTTGGCCCCTGCTGACAAGGCAAAAGCCCGTCAGAAAGCCATGGAGTACCGTAAGTTTTATGCTGAGTTAGGGCTTCCACGAGCAATCTACAGCCAGGCAGAGGTTGATAAACTAGCTCCTGGAACTGAGTTTCTTTGGAAAGGCACAACGCCTCTTAAGAAAGACTAGGTATGGCAGAAAAAACAGACAACCAAGAATCAAGCATGCCTGTGGGGGCTTCTCCCATCGGAGGAACTCCAAGCACGCGCATCGTCACTGAGCCCTTTGCAGGGCCTGACGCAGAGCTGCCTGTGGGAGCTACTACCTCGCGCCCGACTCTTGGCCAACGGGCCACGGAAGTGGGCATTGGAACCGCTCAAGGTGCAGCGCGTGACGCGCCTGTCGTAGCAGGTGCACTGACTGGCTTTCGTCTGGGCATGCCCATGGCTGCAGCGGCTGCTCCCTTTATTGGACCTTATGCCGGTGCTATTCCTGTTGTGACCACAGCGGCTGGCGCTGGTGCCGGTTTCCTGTTTGGCAGCGAGCTTGACCGCTGGTTCCCTGCTGTTGACCGTGCAGACCTCGTGCCTTATCGCGAAGGCGGCAAGACGTTTGGTTCTGCAATTTCCACGGCCCCCGCAGCATTTGGCTTGCCACTCATGACCGGCAACCGTGTGTCTAGATTTGTTTCTGCTCTTGGCGAGACAGCGCGTCGCAGCCCTGTTGCCTTTTTGGGCACCGAGGCTGTTACTGCTGGAACAATGGGTGTTGCAGGTGGCGCGTCTGAGTCGTACTTCCCAGGACAAACTGGTGTTCGCCTTGGTGCGGAGCTGACGGCAGGCGTATTGACCCCTACCAAGCTGCTTGTCAGCGGCTTGGACCTAGCCAAAACTGGCTTAAAGTCAATAAAGTCGAGCTATGCCAATCGGTCTAATTCGTTGGAATTGAAGTCTGCCAACATCTTGTTAGATGCCATTGAAAAGGCCGGTGAGGACCCTGTTGCATTGGCCAAGGCCCTGCGCATGCAGATTCCAGGCAGCGTGCCTACGCCTACTTCTGGCCAGAAAACTGGTAGCCGGGCCCTGATGGACCTGGAAAGCGCTCTCAGTGAGCACCACGCCCAGTTTGGCGGTGAGACCAAACAGCAGGCTATGAATTCAATGCGTGCCTACCAGGCGCTCATCGACAAACTGCAAAGTATTGGCAACCCTGAGTCATTAAAGATTGCTGCGCAGCTGCGTCAGCAGAACTTTGACAACATGCTCAATACGCGCTTGTCTGCAGCAGATGCCAAAGCCGCGCAGAAGATTGCTACGATCAGCAAGGACACGCCTGCTGCACGCGCTGCGATCGGCGACATCGTCAAGACCGAGACAGAGCTGGCCCTGCGTCAGGCCCGCGACTACGAAAGTGAGTTGTGGACCGCTGCAATCAACGACATGACAAAGCCTAATCTTGTCACGAAGCAGCAGCGTATTGACATGTCAGGCCCTAAGGCGCAGGAAATATTTGATCGCACTGGAAGATGGCCTCAGATCACCATCACCGATCAGGTGCTCAGGCCTCCCGTCATCAAGCCACAGTCCACCGTCGACATTTTCTTGAACCGCGCTGCGAATGTGGGCGAGGCACTGTATGACGACGCTATCCCCGGTCCTGTGCGCAAGATCATGGAGTCGCTGCGTGTTGACAAAGACGCTGTGCAACGATTCAAGGCTGGAAAGTCTACGCAAGAGTTTTTAGACACCAAGCAAGTGCCCTATGGCTTCAAGCCCAACCCCAGCGAGATCGGTGTTGATGAGCTGGTGAACTACCGCTCCACGCTCCTGAAGATGGCGCGTGAAGCTGGCAGCCGTGGTGAGATGGGCAATGCCGAGTTCTACGGCTCGTTGGCCGAGGGCATGCTCAATGATCTGAACAGCTTGAAAAATCCCGTTTTTGACCAGGCACGTCAGTACTCCAAGAGCCTGAACGACGTCTTCACACGTACCTTTGCCAAGACCGCATCTATCACCGGTGACACCACCCGTGCCGGTGCAGAGCGCCTGGCTCCTGAGTTGCTCGTGACCCGCGCTTTTGGCACCAATGCTGACGTGACTGCGCAGCGTATGGAGCAGATTGAAGAAGCGGTGAAGTTTGGCCGCACGCAATACGACCAGGCAGTGGCTCAGTTTGGCAAAAACAGCCAGCAGGCCAAGAATCTCAAGCCCATGGCTGACCTGTCCGACACGCAAGTTGTGTCGATCCAGGACGCGCAGAACCGTGTGCTGCGCTTGCTTGCAAACGAAGCGGTCACTACCGTTTACGACCAGGCCAAAGGCACTTACGTTCAAAAGCTCAACACTGCCAAGCTGACAAAGTTTGCGCAGCAAAACGCTCCAATGCTCGAGAAGTTGGGCATCATGGACGACCTGCGTGATGCAGCGCATGCAAGCAATTTGCTCACGCAAGTGGCTAACCAAAACAGCGCGCTAAACAAGGCGGTGAAGAACCAGACAGCCTTTGCTCAAGTGTTGTCGGTTGAGAACCCAAGCCGCGCGATTAACGACGCGCTGACAAGCAAGTTCCCCGTCAAGAACATCACCAACATAGCCAAGCTGGCCAGAGCCGGTGGCGGTGATTCGGTCGACGGCATGAAGGCCGCTTTGTACGACTACGCCTACACCAAGGCAGGCGGCAACTCTGGCAAGTTCAACATCCAGGCCTACGAAGACGCACTCTTCAAGCCTATTGCACAGAATCAGCCTTCTATGGTGAACATCATGCGCTCAAGCGGATTGATGTCACTCACCGAAGTCAAGGACCTGCGCCGTTTGATCAATCCGATGGTCAAAATTGAGACAGCTGTGAAGAACAACATCCCGCTGGATGATGTGATTCAAGGCGCTGATGCCGTCACTGACCTGGCTCTGCGCGTGCTGGGCTCACAAATCGGTACAGCCGCAGCCCCAGGTGGCCCAGGCTCCCTGATCGCTGCTTCTGCGGGCTCTAAGGCCGTTCGTCAAATCTTTGACAACCTGCCCAATGCTACTGTGCGTCAAATCCTGGAGAACGCGGTTAAAGACCCTGAGGCAATGGCCATTCTTTTGGACAAAGGTCGCACGCCAAAGCAGCAGGCTGACATTGCCAACCGTTTGCTCAACTACTTGGGCAGCATGGGCGTGTCAGTAGGCAAGAGCGCTGTGACGCCAGCACTGAACTATGTCGCCCCTGAAGAGCCACGGCCCTCGCAGCTTCCTGCAAATACTGCTCGTGGGCCAGTGCCTCCAGGCATGGAACGTCTGTACTACGACGTGGGCAGCATGGACTTTAAACAGCCTCCTTTTACACCAGAAGGACAGGCCGCGCGCCAGCTGCGTTTGTTGCCAGGTGACAGAAGAATTCCACCAAAGGCTCCAAACACGCGTGGTGTACCAGGGCTCACGGATCAAGCGCCAAAGCCTCCTGGCCAAGGTGCTGCTCCTGGTGGCAGCGGTGCTCCAACCAATGCCAACGCACGCTCGATGTTCCAGTCCCTGTTCCCGTTTGACTCGGTCAGTCCGATGGTGGGCGCGCCATCACAACAACCTCCAAAATAGTTCTGGTGGTGTTTATGGTCACTCAACCTCAGTTGAACAGCGAGCGAAAGCGCGCACCGACCGAAGCACCAAAGATGGAGTGCGTCCGATGGTCTTGGACAGGGGACGTTTACAACCGCAGAGTGTATTGTCTTGAGTGGCGTAAAAAGAAATGATCGATCCGATCACCGCTCTAACGGCTATATCGTCGGCGGTCGCCCTTGTAAAAAAGGTCGCTAAGACAGTCGACGACGTGTCCTCGCTGGGGCCGGTGCTGGGGAAGTATTTTCAGGCCAAAGAGCAAGCCATTGAGGTTGTCAAGAAGGCAAAGGCAGGCGACTTTAAAGGCTCTGCTTTAGGCCACGCGCTAGAGCTAGAACTTGCGATAGAGCAGGCCAAGGACTTTGAAAAACAGGTGCAGATGCTATTTTTTCAGAGCAATAAAATGGACGTGTGGCAGCGCATTGTCAAGCGCGCCCAGCAGATGGAAATTGATGCAGCGCATGACGCAAGACGCCAGCGTGAGGCCAAGCGTAAACGTGCTGCAGAGATAGAGGAAATAGTCACCATCGTCGCTGCAATCGTCATCACAATGGCGCTCTTATTTTTCATCCTTTGGCTCGTGCTGCCCAAAGTTCGCTAGACGCTCCATCCACTCGGTCTTAAACACTTCCCAGGCCCGGCCTGCGATCGTGAACTCCTGCGTCGTCCCGTCCTGCACTGCAATCATCACAGCAGCATAGTCAATTGCCGTCCCGTGCTTCCAGTCGTGCGCAACAGCATAGGCTGCCAGCTGGTGGAAGTAATCGGTGATGTACTCGTACCGTTTAGGCTTGACGGATTGCTTGAAGTCAATGATGGCCAGCTTGCCACGGTACGTGGCCACCAGGTCAGTGGTGCCGGCGTAGCGGTCTTGGTAGTACAGGCCTACTTCAGAGCCGTGAATAGCCGATATTCCACCGAAGTATTTGTTGGCCAAGGTGAACGCCATCTCGTGGCCTTTCATGGCCTTCCAGTCAGTGCCAAATTTCATTGCATCACCGTTGATGATGCACTCAAGCGTAGCGTGCATGTTCGTGCCAATGTAGGCCGCTTGCTCACGCTGCCTGTCAGCCTCTGCTTGGCCCACGCGGTTGGCCCATTCCTTGAGCGCCGTCTTGTCTTTTGTGCGGTCCAGTACAGCGGTAACGGACGGCACATGTACACCACTTGGCAGAACATAAACACGTCCGCTGGGCGCGTCGTTTCGCTCGAGCTTTTCGTACACGTAGTCGTTTGACCAGGGGATTAGATGAGCCATGTTTTGATCTCCTCTCCAAGAACTTGTGTTGCAATGTCAATCTTTGCACGCAGCGCTTTGACGATCTTTTCGTCCACTGTGCCCACGGCGATCAGGTCAATGTAGGTGACGTTTTTGGTCTGGCCAATACGGTGTGCACGGTCCTCAGACTGCAGCCGCTTTTCCAGGTCAAAACTGTTGCTGTAGTAAACCATCGTATTGGCCGCTGTCAAGGTCAAACCGTAGCCGCCAGTGCTGGGATTGCCAACAAAAAAGCGCATCTCGCTGTCAGGATTTTGAAACTCTTCCAGCACACGTTTACGCTCGTCCATCTCGGTGTCGCCGTAGTACATGCCCACAGAGTTCATGCCATATTCTTTTGAAAGCGCCAGCTTAATGGCTTCAATGTCATGTCGGTAGTTGGCCCAGATAATGAGCTTGCCGTCTGTCTCTTCAACAATGGCCAGCAGCTCGTCCATGCGCTTGTTGGGCAGCTCAATCACAGTGCCATCGTCCAGCTTCACGTGGCCACAAACAATCTGGTGCAGCCGCATGAGCTGCGTGAGCGCATTCACAGTGCTCACCAGGCCGCCGTCAATCTGGGCCATGGCAAAGGCCTTCATCTCGTTGTAGTACTTGAGCTGCTCTGGCGTTAAGTCCACCTCACGCTTGATGTAGAGCTTGTCAGGCAAGTCCAGGCATTCTTCTTTTTTCACGCGATATGCAAAGCGGTCGAGCTTTTCTTTCAGCTCATCCAGGCGTCTGTAGCCCACGATCTGTTTGAAGCTGTGGGTGTTGAGCTGACGCTCTACTGTGACGGCGTAGCGCGCCTGAAACACGTAGTAACTACTCACTTCCAAACAGTCGTCTGACAGGAATGCGCACTGCTGGTACAGGTCCATCGGGCTCTTGGTGACCGGGGAGCCTGTGAGGATGCGCCTGTACCGCGCGCCACGGCCCACCTTCTCAGTGTTCTTGCTGCGGGCCGAGCCTGGCGTCTTAATTGTGGTGCTCTCGTCAATCGCCATCATTGCGTTGTGCACAAGCAAAAAGCGCTTGGCGTATGCAGTGCCCTTGGCAGTGCTGAAAGCCTCGACGTTCATCACCAGGATTTTTAAATCTTCAGTGACGGTGAACAGCTCGTCCATCGCCTTTTGCTCGGCCTTCCTGGGGTTGGGCGACCAGATGGCCATGCGGTATACGACATGGTCGGGTAAGTGCTTAGGGATTTCGGTGTCGTACCAGTTGCGATAAACGCCTTTTGGGGCTACGATCAAAAACCCGTTGAGTTTGCCTCTGTCATAGAGCATCGCCACGTTGTTGATCAGCATAAAACTTTTGCCTGTGCCCATGTCGGCAAAGAGCGCAGCTACCTGGTACTCCCAGAAGCGCTGAAGGTATGCCTGTTGATGTACAAAAGGCTTGTTCTTAAACGGATAGGTAGATAAAAATTGGTCCATGTGTTCTTCTTTCTTGCAGGGGGTTGCAATTCCCTGAAAAGATAGTGTACACTGGTCCCTCGAATTCAGAAAGGAGAAATTCACGTGCCAAAGGTTTACGTTGTCTCAGAGACTACGCAACACAACATAGCAAGCGCTCTGGACTACGGCCAGATCGAAACCATTCTGCCGCCCAACGCGCAGATTGCTTTCTCAGTTGTACCGACAGTCCGCCGCATCCAGCGCAAGCTGGAGAAATTTTCCGATGAGGACTTTTTGCTCCTTATCGGTGACCCATCTGCCATAGGCATTGCCTGTGCAGTAGCTGCCAGTAAAAACAATGGCCGCTTTAAGTGTCTCAAATGGGACAAGCGTGAAAGACGCTACATTCCATTGGAGGTTGATTTGTTCAAGAAAGGAGAATTAGATGAGTCTTACGAATTTATTTGAAGATGACGCAGGTGCGTTAAAGGTATCTGATGACCAGGTATCTGGTATCGCTGGGCTTGCCAAGCGTGCCAAGATGCTGGAAAAAGAGATCGCTGAGATGGAAGAAGTTCTGTCTGAGCGTAACGAGCAGTACCGCAAGCTCACCGAGCAAACCATTCCTGAGGCCATGGCCGAAACAGGGATGAAGAAGTTTGTGATGGAAGATGGCAGTAGCATTGACATCAAGCCGTTCTACGGAGCGAGCATTCCAAAAGCACGTCAGGCTGAAGCGTACCAGTGGCTGCGCGACAACGGCTTTGACGACATCATCAAGAACACCATCAGCGTCCGTTTCGGTCGCGGTGAAGACGAGCTATCAGTTCGTCTACTGAATCTACTGGGCACGCAAGGCTACCCTGCCGAGCAAGCACAGAAGATAGAACCCCAGACTCTCAAGGCCTGGGTTAAGGAACGTGTCGAAAAGGGTCAAACCGTCGACACAGAACTTTTTGGCGTATTTATTGGCCAAAAAGCAATCATCAAATCAAACTAAACAAGGAAAACGAATCATGGCTAAGAACGAAATCGCGGAACAGAAAGCCAGCACCGCACTGGCTATCATGAGCGACCTGGAACAGGACGCTGGAGCCGGCTTTGACGGCATGACACAGGAAGACTATGCACTGCCTTTCCTGCGTCTGCTCACAAGCACCAGCCCTGAAGTTGGCGAAGTTGATGGTGCCCTACCAGGCATGATCCTCAACTCCGTAACAGGTGAACTGTTTGACGGCAAGAACGGTATCGCCGTTGTACCTTGCGCATACGTGCGTCAGTACATCGAGTGGACCCCACGCGGTCAAGGCAGCGGTGCACCTGTGCATATCTACCCTGCAACCAGTGACATCCTGTCAAAGACTCACAAAGAGCCTGGCGACAACAAGGACTACCTGGACAATGGTAACTACATCGAGAACACCGCAAACTACTACGTGATGGTAGTTGGTACTTCTGGCTTTCCTGAGCCGGCTCTCATCACCATGAAGTCCACGCAGCTGAAAAAGAGCCGCAAGTGGAACTCTATGATGCAGTCAGTCAAGATGTCTGGCAAGAACGGTTTGTTCACACCTCCGATGTATAGCCAAATGTACAAACTTTCTACTGTTGCCGAGTCCAACGACAAAGGCAAGTGGTATGGTTGGGAAGTCGAGCGTACTGGCCCTGTCGAGTCCGCTGACATTTACAACGCTGCCAAAACATTCGCACAGTCGGTCGGTGCGGGTGACGTGAAAGTGAAACACGAAAGTGAAACTGGAGCAGCCGGTAACGGTCCAGCGCCATTCTGATTTTCGGGGCCGAAAGTGCTTGGGAGACTGATAGTTGAGTTTTTTCATGTAGCTCATGAAAAGCAATACACGGGTACCCCTTCCTGCGTGAGTAGGCCCCACCTCACTAGAAAGAAGAAATGACCGACATCACCAGGTTCAAAGCGATCTTTTCCGGCCTGGACATCGCCTATGGAACATACAAAATTGAATCATCCCGGGGAGACGGGAAGCAGGCAGGCAAGGCCGTCGTGGTGCGCAAGCCACCGACTGACGACCTGTGGACCAAGCACCTTGAAGGCGCTGAACCGAGTCTGGGAATTATCCCGATCCGGGCAGATAACTCCTGCATCTGGGGCTGTATTGACATTGACCAGTATCCACTGGACCACGTTGGCCTGATAAAAAAGGTCAGAAGCCTTGAGCTTCCAATGGTTGTGTGTCGCAGCAAGTCTGGTGGCGCGCATGTCTTTCTGTTCACCAAAGAACCTATACCCGCTGCTGAGATGCAGCGGTTTCTCAAAGCCTGCGCCGCCCTCCTGGGTGAAGCAGGCCGCGAGATTTTTCCCAAACAAGCTGAAATCCTGGTTGACCGTGGCGACACGGGCAACTTCCTGAACCTGCCGTATTTCGGTGGGGACCAGACCATGCGCTATGCCATCAGGGACGACGGCACGGCTGCAACACTGGAAGAGTTCTACGAGTTGTATGAGCAGTGGGTGCAAGGTCCTGACCTTAAGTTTCCTGAAGAGCCAAAGGCCCCAGATCATCCGATCAAAGACGGGCCACCGTGCTTACAAGCCCTGTGCACACAAGGCGTGCCCGAAGGCACACGCAACAACGCCCTCTTCAACATTGGCATCTACCTCAAGAAGGTCATCCCCATACATTGGGACGACGCCCTGGTTGAGCACAACCTCAAATACGTTTCACCGCCGCTGCCCAACAACGAGGTTCAAATCCTGGTCAAGCAGCTGCACAAAAAAGAATATCGCTACAAGTGCAAAGACTCACCACTCAACAGCTTTTGCAACAGCGGGCTTTGCAGGACACGTAAACACGGGATCGGGGCCAACGGGCCAGATGCACCACAGGTATCGTCCCTTTCCAAATACAACTCGGAGCCGCCGCTATGGTTCCTCGACATTAACGGCAAGCGCATCGAGCTGGATACAGAGAGTCTGTTTGCACAAGCGGCTTTTCAAAAAGCCTGCGTCGAAAAGCTCAACTTATTGCCCCCTACTTTGCGCAAGCAAGACTGGGAGCAGCTTCTCAACGCATTGCTCAAAGAAATGGTAGAGACCGAACAGATCACTGAGGCCAGCGAAGACACCAGCATCACTGGTCGTTTTAACGATCTGCTTGAAGAGTTCTGCACACACTTGCAGCAAGCAATGGACCGCGAAGAAATCCTCATGGGCCGCCCATGGACGGACGACAACGAGGCCAAGACCTACTTCCGCATGAAGGACCTGGAAGCGCACCTGGTGCGTAACAACTTCAAGGGCATGACGCATCCAAAGATGGCGCAGCGCCTGCGTGACCTGGGCGGCGAGCCGATCAGTTTATTCCTCAAGAACCGCGCAGCACGGTGCTGGAAGATTCCGCGCTTTAGTCGCCAGGACGCACCATTTGAGACCCCAGAACAACGTACACAAAGGAGCCCATTCTGATGATGAAAATTGATGGACACGACGACGCGATCATTGGGCCTGCAATGGTCTGGACCGAGGACGGGAACTTTAGAAGCGTGCTGGTATACGACGCCGAGAAGATTCGAGACCTGCTGATGAAGCGCGACGGCATGACTATGGAAGAGGCGCGTGAGTACATTGAGTTCAACATCGAAGGCGCTTACATGGGCCCGCACACAGCCATTGTTGTCTGGACCGAGGACATGTGGGAAGACTGGGTAGAGGACGAAGGATGAACATCACCAAAGTTTTCGGCCCACCCGGCTCTGGCAAGACGACGTTCCTATTGAGCATCGTTGAGCAAGAGCTGTCAAGCGGCGTGCACCCGATGAAGGTCGGCTATTTTGCTTTCACCAAGAAGGCTGCCACCGAAGCGCGCGACAGGGCCATCCTGAAGTTCCCCAACTTGAACCCCGATACCGACTTCCCGTTTTTTCGCACGCTGCACAGTCTGGCCTACCGGTGCTTAGGGATTAGCACCAAGGACATGATGTCGCCCGAGCACTACAAAGAGTTTGCCCAGGAAGCAGGCATTGAGCTGGCCATCGAGAACGGTGACGAGGAGTTTGCGGTTAAGGCCGACAATCCGATCTTGAACGAGATCAACATTGCCCGCATTCGCGGCATGGACCTGCGCACCCATTACAACAATTCCAAAATGGAAATTGAGTGGTATCACTTTGAGTACGTCGAGCGCGCCTACCGACACTACAAGACATCCCGCAACTTGCTGGACTTTACCGACCTCCTGGAGCATGTGCTGCTGGAGCCTGAGCGCTTGCCTAAGCTGGAAGCCCTAATCATCGACGAGGCACAAGACCTCTCACGCTTGCAATGGAGGCTGGTCGAGCAACTTGCGTTGCGAGCCCAGAGGTGCTTTTTGGCAGGCGACGACGACCAGGCTGTCTACACCTGGGCCGGAGCCGATGTCGCGAGCTTCCTGGGGTTTTCGGGTGATGTCAAAGTCCTTGACCAATCTTATCGAGTCCCCTCGAAAATCCACGCCTTAGCCAACCGCGTGGTGACACGCATCAAGCAGCGCCAGCCAAAGGTCTGGAAGGCCCGTCAAGAGGAAGGCAGCATCAGCTATTACAACGACTTCAGCCAGGTCGACATCAGCCACGGCAATTGGCTCATCCTGGCCAGCGCCAACTACATGCTGACTGACATGCACGATTGGATCAAGAGCCAAGGCCTGCTGTTCGAGCGCCACGGACAACGCAGTGTCAGCGAAAGTATCCTGATTGCGGTGCTGGGCTGGGAGAAGCTGCGCAAGGGCGGCGACGTGCCCTTTCACGTGCTCAAGATGATTTACAAGTACATGGACAGCGACTTCATCAAGCATGGCCACAAGATGCTGCGCACGGCCGACACGTCCATCAACTACACGATCGATATGCTGAAAGAAAAGCACGGACTTCTTTCTACAGAAATCTGGCACAAGGCCTTGACCAAGATCAGCGAAGACCGCCGGGACTACCTGGTCTCGCTCCTGCGCCGCAATACAAAGCTCACGGGCCACGTGCCCATCAAGCTGTCCACGATCCACGGAGCCAAAGGTGGTGAGGCAGACAACGTGCTGCTGCTCTCGGACCTGTCCACACGCTTTGCCAAGGACTACGAAAAGAATTCGGACGACATCAATCGTCTGCTGTACGTGGGTATTACCCGCGCCAAACAAACGCTGCATATCGTGCTGCCAAAAAACGAACAAAAAGGCTTTAGACTATGAAGCGCGAAACTAAAACACTGCCAATGTTTCCTCGGATTTCCGAGTGGCTGCCACCTGCCTCTTTTCCTAATCTTAGTGAAGCTAAGGAGATTGCAATTGACCTCGAAACGTGTGACCCGAACATGGAGAGCCTGGGTCCTGGTTGGCCTAGAAATGATGGCTACATTGTCGGTTACGCTATTGCTGTTGATGGTTGGGCTGGCTATTTTCCTGTCGCTCACGCTGGCGGTGGGAATCTGGACAAGCGCATCGTGGAGCGCTGGGTGAGTGACGTCCTTGCTACACCCGCAGACAAAATCATGCACAACGCCGCTTACGACCTTGGATGGCTCAGAGCCACGGGATTTGAAGTAAACGGCACGATCTACGACACCATGCTGGCAGCGCCAGTGCTGGACGAGAACCGCTTTGCCTACAGCCTGAACAGCCTGGGCTTTGATTACCTCAAAGAGATCAAGTCTGAGCAGGGCTTGAAAGAATCCGCGTCTGACTTCGGTGTGCACCCCAAGAAGGAATTGTGGAAGCTGCCTGCCATGCACGTGGGTGACTACGCCGAGCAGGACGCAGCGCTCACCTTAAAGCTCTGGCATCACTTTAAAGCGCTTATGCGCAACGACGAAGTGGAGTCGGTGTTCAATCTCGAAACAGAAGTGCTGCCGGTGCTGGTGAACATCACCTTGAAGGGCATCAACTTCAACCGCGCCCAGTGCGAGCTGAAGATGGCCGAGATGCGCAAGAAGGAAACAGAAATCCTGAAGTACTTGAAGAGCCAGGCCGGCATGCAGGTGGACATCTGGGCTGCACAGTCCATTGCCGCTGCATTCGATCGCCTGGGCATCCAGTACCCCAAGACAACAGCTGGCGCGCCGAGCTTTACCAAGAGCTTCCTGGACACGCACGAGCACCCTATGTCCAAGATGATCCTGGAGGCCCGTGAGCTGAACAAGACCCACGGCACGTTCCTGGAGCCTTACCTGAAGCACAGTGCCAAGGACGGACGCATCCACACCCACTTTAACCAGATGCGCAACGAAGAGGGCGGCACGGTCACAGGACGCCTGTCGGCCAGCAACCCGAACCTCCAGCAAGTGCCCGCGCGCCACGAAATCATCGGCCCGATGGTGCGAGGCTTGTTCCTGCCCGAGGACGGTGACATTTGGGCGGCTAACGACTTCTCCTCGCAGGAGCCACGCTTATTGGTTCACTATGCCACACTGCTGGGCCTGCCGGGCGCGGAGAAGATGGCACAAGCCTACCGCGACAACCCCGACACGGACTTCCACCAGATGGTGGCTGACATGGCCGGCATTAAACGCAAGGCTGCCAAGACAATTGGTCTGGGCTTGATGTACGGCATGGGCAAAGCCAAGCTGGCCACACAGCTGGACCTGCCCTTGGACGAGGCCAGCGAACTGATCGCCACGTTCCACAGCAAGGTCCCGTTCCTAAAAGGCACCGTGGACGCTGTCATGAAGCGCATTGAGCACCCAGCCTCCGGCGGCTCCATTCGCACCCTCCTGGGCCGCAAGTGCCGCTTCCCATTGTGGGAGCCAACCGAGTGGGGCGTGAACAAGGCGCTGCCGCGTGAGCAGGCCGTCATTGAGTATGGGGTCAGGATCAAGCGTGCGGGTACCTACAAGGGCTTAAATCGTCTGATCCAGGGGTCAGCCGCAGACCAGACTAAAGCAGGCATGGTGGCGCTGCACAAAGCTGGTTTTAAGTTGTTGTTGCAAGTACACGACGAAGTAGCACTGTCCGTCAGGAACATCGACGAGGCCCGCGCTGCAGCCGAAATCATGGCCAAAGCAGTCACCCTGGAAGTTCCCTCCCGCGTTGACGTGGAGACTGGACCGAGCTGGGGAGAAGCATCATAATTGAGGTGGGGTTAACTGCAGTTGCCCCACTCTCCTTTTGAGAAGTTCGGGCTGGGGGCTTGCTCCCAGCCCATTTTTTCCGATACACTAGAAAGTCCAATAGAAAGGAGAAATAAATGGGAAGATCACCAAAGCCACGAACTCAAGTTGTACCTGCTCACCCAGAGCCATACGTTCGTCAGCCAATGAAGAAACGTGGTAGACCACGGCGTTCAGGTCCTAAGAAGAAGGATCGATACGACGCTGTACGTGCGTCACCCTCCAAGCGCCCTGGGCAGCGCTGGATTACCGTGTCGCTACCTGAGGATGCGTACTACATGCTCAAAGAACTCGCCACGTTTTACAAAGTAGGAATGGGCGCGTACATGCAAAGCCTCCTGGTTCCTGCATTTGACCAAGCCTACAAAGAATCACTGACGCTGCAGCGTATCGCCAACAACCGAGAGAAAGCTAAAAATGAAATACAAGACCGAGATGACGTTCCCCGTCGAACTCACTTTTGAAGTACTGCCGCCCATGCTGGTAGAAAACACCGAGCTGCCTGCGCAGCTGGACATCACCAAAATTCTGTTGACCATCACAGGCCCCAGCGGCAAGCCTCGCCAAGTGGACATCACCAAAAGTTTTTCAGAAGAGCAGATGATGCTGTTTGAAGACGAAATCATGGAGAACTACAGTGAAGATTCTGCGCTTTGAACGTAAGGACGAGGCCGTTGCCTGGGCCAAGAAGGTCATAGGCATTGACGGCATGTCAGGCGACGTCACCGCAGTAAGCCTGCTGGACGACAACGGCGACTTCCTGGCTGTCACCGTGTTCTCTGCCTACACAGGGACCAACATCGACATGCACATCGCAGCACGGCCCAAGAGCCACTGGTTGTCACGCAGTTTTTTCAACGCGTCGTTTGAGTTGCCATTCCGGGTGCTTGAAGTACCACGGGTCACGGGCCTCATCCGCGCCGAGAACCTTAAGGCCCAGCGTTTTGTTACGCGCCTGGGCTTCCAGTATGAAGGGCGCATGCGCAAGGCTTTCCCAGACGGTGGAGACCTGATGCTGTATGGGTTACTTCGTGAAGAATACTTAAAACATCCATGGAGTGAAAATGAAACTACAAGAGGAACTGCGCTCAGTCAAGGAGGTATTCCCGGCGATAGACCACCTACTTGAAGCAGCAGCGCAGCGCATTGAAGACCAGAGACTGTGGCGTGAAGCCTGGATCAAATCAGAAAAAGAAGTTGAGTTGTTGACACGTGAACTAGATGTGCTACGATTGAGGCTCAACAACAGAAAGGAGAAAGAGTGCAATGACTAAAAAATCTTTGACCCGCGAGCAGAAGGTGTACCAGGAACTGGCTGCAACAGGCAGGTACTACAACACCGGTAAGGTACTTATCGGCTTGACCTATGTGCCCAAGCCCCCTCAGATGACACAGAGCGAGGAGCTTATGCAGAACATCCTGCTTGGCAACTACCGCCCCCTGGTCAGCGACAGGGCCATGGTGTACCTCACGGTCATCCTGGTGGTGTGTGCAAGTCTTTTCGTCTCTTGCAAGTCATGAGAAAGCGCAGCAAGTATCGACCCCGCGTCGTGCTCCAGAATCCACTGGACTTTGTGCTGTCAGGCATGAAGGCCGTTAAGGACCTGCCAGGCATTTACCTCGATGTACAGCTCAAGAACCGCGCAGCCCTGGACCAAGTCCGCAAAGGCGAGGCGACCAAAGAGGACATCGACATGCTGATCGGCGCATTCAATGTGACTGAAGCGCTGGCCATCATGGGCAAAGGCCACGATTGGCTTGAAGAGATTCACCAAGGACAAGATGCCCTGCTGCAGCTATCAAGACGCGGCGTGGCCAACGGAATGCGGTTCATCATGACAGCCAAGCAGTGGGAAGCCCTGAAGCTGGTGATGGACCTGCATGAGGAGCAGCTGGCGCATGCCACTGTGTATGACATAGAAAAAGCGCATGACCATGTTCTGTCGGTTCTCCGTCAAGGCAAGGCCCGTGCAATCGTTCAAACTCAAAAGGAAGCAACATGAATAAGTCAGACAAAATCCGCGAATACTTTCGCAAGTACCCCAGCGCCGAGGTGGCCAAGGTGGCAGCCAAGTTCCAGGCACCCAGGCCGATGACGTACAAGCTGCGCAAGCAAGTCCAGGAGGGCGATCAACTGATCACGGCTCCCGCGCCAGAAGCCAGCGGTCGCAAGGTCACTGTCTCACGTTCGCAATTGGAGATCGCAAAGAAGCTGGGCATCAAGCCTGAGGACTTTATTCGTGAAGGCCTGAAGCAGGGAATGCTGCAGTACGACGACGAGCGCAACTTCACGGGTGAGGCCGAAGAGACCAACATTGACGAGACGCTGGACGCACGTGCCCAGGACTACGGCAAGTTCAAGGACGGCGCTGCACTGATGCAGGCCATCAAACGCACGCTCGCGGACCACGCCAGGATGCACAACAAGACGTTCGCCGACGACCAGTGGGAAGCCCTGGAGATGATCGTGCACAAGATCGGCCGCATTGTGAATGGCAACCCCGACAAGGTCGACCACTGGGTAGACATCGCCGGCTACGCCAAACTCATCGCGGACCGCTTGCAGGGGAATGCACGATGAGCAATCTGCACAGCCATGCCCTGGCCGAGTTCCGCGCAGCGGGCTGGACGGACGCCGACGGCAAGTTCGAAGACGAAATGCAAGAGGACATCTGCAAGCACGTGCTAGAGCTGCTGAAGGTATTCTCTGACGAGGGCCATAGCGGATCGACCGCACCCTACACCGTGAACATGTTTAAGAAGCTGGCCATGTTCGAGCCTATCGTGCCGCTGACAGGCGAAGACTGGGAGTGGCATGAGCCGAGCCCTGGCGTGTTTCAAAACATACGCTGCAGCCGCGTGTTCAAACAAGCCGATCGCTTCAACGGCCAGGCTTATGACATCGAAGGCCGCGTGTTTCGAGAGCCTACTGGTGCCTGCTACACCGGCGCAGAAAGCTGCGTGCCCGTCGCTTTCCCCTACACACCCAAGACGGAATACGTCAATGTTCCTGGAGACAACACATGAGAGAACTACTTCCATTCGTCCTGGTGGGCTGGGTCATCCTGTCCTGGCTCACGCACGTCATCACCTGCCTCAAGACTGCCTCCTGGGGCTTCTTGATCGCAGGGGCGGTGTTCTTCCCCGTCGGTTGCGTGCACGGCACTGGCATCTGGTTCGGGGTGTTCTAGTGAAACTCGTTGACGAGTACTTCAAACAGATCAGGTTGAAGGTATTTATCTTCTTCCTGGTATCTGTTTGGATTTTTTACGAAACCTGGGGAAACTACTAGGCACAATTTGTACGATACCTGTATAATTTAATTTCCATCAACAGAAAGAGAGAAAGTGATGAACTTCAGTTTAAACATCCATCGCGTTACAAACATCCGTTTGAGCGCGGTTCGTCTTAACAAGGCAAGCGATACCCGTTACGCCACCAGGGACCTGATCATTGAAACCAGTGAGGGCAACTTTGAGTTGTCCTTGTTCTCGATCTACGTCGACGAGGACAGTGAACAGGAGCTGCTGGAGGTCAAGGTATGAGCATGAACACGCCGTTTCATTTGAGGCAGCGTGAGTTCAACGCGTTCAATGCAGAGAACCCAAAGGTCTGGGAATACTTTGAACGCTTTACGCTGGACGCCATCAACGTTGGTCACAGAAAGATCAGCCATTGGCTCATCATCAACCGCATCCGCTGGGAAGTTGTCATGACCACCACGGGCGCGGACTTCAAGATTTGCAACAACCACATTGCGTTCTACGCGCGCCTGTTCGTCAAGGTGCATCCGCAGTACCGGTTCATTTTCAATCTAAAGCGCATGGTTGACGAACCATGGCACGGGGACATGCCGCTATGACTGAATTTGAATCCACATGCTGCGGGATTCCCTGCATCATCCGCGTGACGCACTGGGAAGGCTACGTGCCTGCCAGGCTATCCGGCCATCCCGATAACTGGGCACCGT